ATCAGACGTTCGAAGTCATAGGTTACGGTCTTGGCGGCGATAGCGCCTTCCATGCCTTTGACGATCAGGTCTGCGGCTTCGAACCACTGCATGTGGCGCAGCAATACCTACCACAAAAACAGATAAGATATTGTTTTTATTATTTATTATATCAGTTTAAAGTAAATTTTTTACCTCAAGTATCCATTTTCAACCCATTGATTTATCTTATGTAATTCTTCATTTTGGGGAATGTATATCTATCAATATTCATGCTCACGGTTCTTTGTCTCACAACACTGGACAATCATCATCATCCTTCCCTGTCCGATTGATAACGAATGTCACTACCCCGACAACTGTAACATCATCCAGGGACTCACCTTCCAGCGCTTCACCGTCTCGTGTAATAAATGCCCGGCCCATAATTTTTGCAAAATCAGTGCCGCCGCCGTATTGAATTAAAACGGTATCTCCTTGCTTTGGTTTTACGGAGCAATCCACTACGGCATAGCCGGTTTCTGTTTGTACTATCCGAGTATTGGGGCCGGTACCGCAGAGTGAATCAACGGTCAGACGCCGTTCAACATAGTCAGCAGCTGGCGACGGAAATCCCACGTTATAGCCCTCCGTTTGGGTTGTATAACTGGAACGTGCGCTCATCGCCTTCCTGCGTTGAGACATCCCGGAATGTCGTCACATAGTGCTCTATCCACTGGTTAGCCTGGCGCGGTGACCATATCCAGTTAACTATTGCGAGTTCCCGGATAAAACCGGACGTTGTCACGGTGCGACGGCCATTAGGCTCAATGACAATTGCCTGACGCCAGGCTATTTCGATATCTGAGTTTCGCGGCATAACTTCACCTCCCGAAAATACTGTTTTTATATACAGTAGATTTAATGAAGGATCTGATCAATACAGGTTACAGCTATCGATCAGACGCACCGACGCAACGCAATGATTATTGGAAGGTTGTCAGCTACCTGCAGATCGTTTTCACACCCTCCCATATTACAAAGGTCACCAATGCACAACCGCCTCTCGATTTTACGCTCCATCTCGTGTGCTGATGCTTACATACGGCTAGGACATAGCTGAAGCTGGGCTTTAACCATTTATTTCTTCTGGTTTGCGTGACAAATGAATTTTTAAGGTATAAATTCCACTATAGAAGAAACAATACACCTTATATCATGAGTTGTTTATATGCACCGTGATTTAATATTGGTATATCTACGTCAATTTATTTTAGGATAAAAAATGTATTTAGTTAAAAGTTGCAATAAAAAGCACCATCCCAACACATCAGGAACAATAAGAATTGGTTCTTTAACCGAGTATAGAGATTTAGAAAACAAGCAGGTTGAAGACAGAGAGGAGGGTTTTTATAGAATAAATTTCGACCTTAAAGATAAATGGATAAGTATCGACTTATTCAACCATTTGAACAACTCACACCTCAGCCATTTTCGCGGATATGTTAAATCTCTTTCAATGAAGGGGGGTGATGGAGCGAGTGTTCTTGTTGATTACCAAGCTAATTACGAGTGGGTAAACTTAAATAGATTTATATTTTGCATAACTAAAGCAGAACGAGTTGAAGACGCACAAGATATATTTAGTGGTTACGATGATAGCTGGTCAGTTGATTATAAAAAAATAGCATGGATGAAAAAAGCAATGGAAAAAAACGTTTTACAAAAGGTTAAGGAGCTAATTTCTTCAGGGGAGATGATTTTTGGTAGTGGTTATAATAACCCAAGTAAGATAACAGTACGTTCTTATACTCAAGATATAATTTATCAAACGAGAGACTTGTATTTAGGAAATAAAGACATAGATGCCATGTCTGAAACTTTGATATCATTATTTGAAAATGTGAAATTTATCAAGCCTGTTGAATTTAAAAAAGAAAAAGAAGTAAGGTTTGTTTTTGATTTTTTTTATGACGGTGACATCGTGTTCCCTCAAGTTAATAGTCTAATTGTGCCTGCTGCTGGGATTACAGAGTTATTTTAATTGTAGCGAATGATACCACCACATAATGCTCAACAACTAATGCTTTGTTAAATATGCAACCGCTTGCCTACCGACTCTTGAGAAAGTTAGGCGGCAAGCGTATATAACCCTGACAATGTAATAATCACATTAAGTTACACCAATCAGTTTTCACGATAGATGTAACGTCATGATATCAAGCCAGCCACTGAACGCAATGCAGATTAAGCTTATGATCGCAGTGAAATCGCCTTCGCCTGCTCTTCGGTGGCGTACCCAAAGTTGCGAATTCGCCCGACCATACCGTCAGTGTCTGCACCGGTGGCGCTGTAGCCAGCGGTATAGCGGGTGCCGATACGGATGCGTAAGTGACGCCTGCCATGCCTGGCATTTTGCCAGACGCATTAACGGCGCTTGTGATCGCCAGAACGCCTTTGCTCTAGTTTTTCCCGCTACCTGCTGCCGGGTTGCGCCCGTACCCAACATCCTGCGGCATCGCTCCACAACCTCAGTGGTCATTACCCGGCGCCGTCCACCTACTCTCCCCTGCTCCCTCGCTGCGGCTAAACCGGCGCGGGTACGCTCGACGATCAGCTCGCGCTCCATTTCTGCCAGGGCGCTGCCCCTGGAAACGGCGGTGACGTGCTATACGTCTCATCACCATTTGAGGCTAAGGTGTATCGCTATTTTGTGCCGGAAGATTATTCTCCGGATCAGCAATTCACGAGTTTTGATGTGCTGCTGTCGACTCTGGTGTAATTAAAATATCCCCCGGGCAACCGGGGGAATTCACATGACAACTGCAACCAGGGGCACTACCTGGTAGATCTGATTTCCATTTCCAGAATGTTCGCCAGCAGCGTGTTTGCCTTTCCTGTCGTATCCGAGTGAGGGTGCAAGCTGTCCGGCATCCAGTACTGGGTTATTGTCTTCCGTGCGCCATCCGTACCAGTCAGTAACTGCTGGCTCCAGCCTGTCTTCTCCCACAGCTTCACGATCTGGTACTCCCACAACTGCGCAGATTTTAACTGCATCTGAGAAACCTGTGGCCGCAGTTCGTTTTCATAAAAGCCGATAACGAGAATGCGGGCACGCGGATTCTGGCTCAGGATGTAGTCAATTACCGTATTTATGCCGCCGTAGAAAGTATTGATATCCCGCGTTTCGACTGGCGGCTGTAGCGCGGCGATTTCTTTTGCATGAAACAGCATAAGAAATTGCACAAGAAAAAAACAACTTATGCATAGTGCAAAAATAATCACTCGGTATTTCGATGCGTCTGCAACCTACTATACCGTCCAGGAATCGTTATAGAATCGCCCGCCCATGGCAAAGGCAGCGTCAAAATCTTTCTTGCGTATTGCCGCTACTTGATCAGCTGTGCGCCCCGATGTTGTCAGGTCCTCCATATAACTGCCGTAAATTATGATCCCATAGCCGTTGTAGTTCCCCTCCAGAATTGAGAACGGAATCGTCGGGCGATACTGCGTCGCGTCAGATGGATTGCAACTCGCGGCAGACGCCAGCATCCTTGCATCATTCAACCTGAGGCCGCTGTGCAGATATTCTGCGGATAGCAGCTGCTCTGCCCCGGCCGGAACCTGCGCCGCTGGTAATGCCGGGTCTGTCAGGTCGAATTGCATCGATGCCAATTTTGCCCGTGATGTACTGGTGTCGCCATCAATTGCGAACGCGTGAATATTAATTTTTTTCCACGATGCGGGACCTCCCGAATTAACAACCGGCAATCGCGTAATCCTCGCCCAGACGTCAATATAAATGTTTTTTGTCGTTGACAGGATTGCGGTCATCGCTGCGTCTGGCAAAGTGCGAATAGCAAGACCAATCGCTTTTGATGAGTTCAGCCCCATTTTCGGCAAAACATGCAGCCCGCCACGAGCGGTCAGTGACGCCTTAAAATACTGCGTAAAATCTGTTGTGGATGTCGGGAAATTATCAGGAAGAATATTTTTTAAATAGGCGTTCACGGGGTTGCTCGTTTGTTTTGACGCATATACCGATGCCAGGTTTCCCAGATTAGCGCCTGGAACCAGCCCCAGCATAGCCGGAAAGTTCCCCTTATCAAGCAGAGACAGAGAGCCATCAACAAGCAAATCAGAAAATGACTGCCCCAGAGTTGGCAAGTTTGATGCTGTCGGAAATACGTTTGCTGCAATTCGGAATGTCATAGTTATCTCACATAAAATGTTTTGTAATTGAAAGGGATACAATTGTGTTTTGCTCGCCCGCAACACTGGAGATCCAACCCACCGTTGGACGGGTACCGACGGCATTGCCAACATCAAGATGGTCTAAAGAAATATATGCCGCGCCAGCCCCCCGGAATACCCTCAGGCGCTTATTTTTAATATCCCATTCCAGTTTTAGAGGATACATCTTTGACCATCCTGTAAATTGAAGATACACGTTTTTTGTGGTTTCAACTCCACCCTTACGGAATACCAGGGAGCAAATATCACCGCTTGTTCGCAAAAACCAGCCATCCGTATCAGAGAAAAAGCCGGCAATAAATGTTCCCTTTCCCGTCGTAAAACCGTTAACAATACAATCCAGTTCAATACCAGTTTCTTTGCTACTAGCGATCGCGCTACCGAAAACCAGTTTACTGCCCGTCGTTTCCGGTCTCGTCAGAGTAAGTCCACCCCACGGACCAGTTGCTGCGCTGTTAACCGCCCCCGAGCTAATTGTCAGCCAGGGGGGGATTTCTCCGCCGTCAAAATTAGTAGTCCAGTGTTTTGAAAATAGCCCTATCATTAATTCAACCTCATCAGAGAGATATCACCCTTTTGCCCACCAGTGCGGTAAGCCATGTAAACCACTCCCCCTGCTGTCACGCA